AGCAGTTAATCTACTTTGCATAAGAACTCTTTGTAACGCTCTTTTACCTAGACTAGTCTCACCGGTATAAACTTCTTTAGAGTGTTTTTCTTCTTCCTCAAAGATGGCAGAACACTTGGCATAATTCTCAAAATATACGCCAAGTTCTTCTCCAATCTGAGTGTAGATATCGTTAGGCTGCTGCTTACTTAACTCAATTACACGGTTTTTTTCCTGAACATACTGGTTGCGTTCAGCAACAGTAGGAGGGTTGTCTTTGTGGCGTGAGTTAAACTGTTCTTCAAGGTCATTAAGAACGCCTTTAACATCTCCTGCCGCACTTGCTATTTCCTTATATAGTTCACAACCTTTTTTAACCGCTTGTACTGCACCATTAGCCAAAGCAAATAGTGTTAATGGATCCATTTTCTCCGTAATAAAAATGTTGCATAACGAAGAAAACTAATGTATTATTTTAACTTCAGAGTCAATTTTAGGTGATCGGCGAAATTGCTAACTACCTGGTCAGATTGTTTCAACCACGGTCCCCAAAACCCATAAGTAAGAGTATCATATGCTTTGGTGAAATGATGATATCCATTTCTCTTTAAATCAACAAATTCGCATAAGAAAGCCGTGTACTTATCAGTCGCATCAGTTATGGTATATGAATAAGTGGGTTGTGGATTCCAGTACATTTTCACCCTTAAATTTAGTGGTTACTTACTATTTATGCCATAGAACCTCTTGATTTTCATTAAAATTTATGATACAATGCTATACATTTAACCTTATGGAGATAACATGGTAAACGTTTTAGTTCTCAAACTAGTCACTGGAGAAGATATTATGGCAGAAGTTGAGTCTGGTGAACTCGGTTATAAAGTCATCAATCCAGTTAGAATCGCTGTTATGCCTGGACCCAATGGGCAACCGAACGTAGGATTTGCACCCTGGCCTATACATGCAGACCAAGAAAAGGATAGCGAATATAATATTGCAAAAAAACATGTAGTATATGAATATTCACCAGCACAAGAATACTTAAACAACTATAATCAAATCTTTGGGTCAGGAATCGTTCTTCCCCCTTCCAAACAACTTATCACTGGCTAATGACTACATTCTATACTAATGTTCAATGTTTCGGCAACAACATTCTCTATCGTGGGATAGAAAACGGTAAACGAATCAAAGAAAAGCTTCAATATCAACCCACTCTATATGAGATGGTGAGAAAAGAAACTCCGTTCAAAACATTGAATGGAGAATACTTACACGAATTCAAATTCAATTCGATTCGTGAAGCAAGAGACTATCTAAAACAAAACGAAGGCGTTACTAATAAGAAGATTTATGGTAATACTCGTTTTGAATACAACTACATCTCTGAGCAACATCCAAATGAAGTTGATTGGGAGCAATCATATCTGCAAATTGCAATCATTGATATTGAAGTTGGTTCTGAAAATGGATTCCCTGATCCATATGAAGCATCAGAACCAATTACTGCTATTGCTGTAAAGTATCTTGGTGGTAAAACTTATGTTTGGGGTTGCGGTGACTTTGAAAATAATGATGAGAGTGTTACATACTTCAAGTGCCGTGATGAATATACCTTGAGCAAAAAGTTTCTTGAGTTTTGGACAAAAAACTATCCTGATATCGTAACTGGTTGGAACATTAAGTTCTTTGACTTCCCGTACCTCGTAAACCGATTCAATAGAATTCTTTCCGAGCAAGATGCAAAGTCACTTTCTCCTTGGAATTATATTTCAGAAAGAACAGCAATTCTAATGGCAAAAGCTCATACAGTTTATGAGTTTGTTGGTTTACCTATGCTTGATTATATTGAGTTGTATCGTAAATATGCTCCTGGTGGTGCATCTCAAGAATCATATCGCCTAGATAATATTGCTCATGTTGAACTAGAAAAACGCAAGGTTGATTATTCTGAATATGAAAATCTACATCAACTCTATAAACTAAACTTTCAAAAGTTTATTGAATATAACATTGGTGATGTTTCTCTTATTGAAGAACTAGAAGATAAACTAAAGTTGATTGAACTTGCCTTGACTTTGGCATATGATAGTAAAACAAACTATGATGATGTTTTCACACAAGTTCGTATGTGGGATACTATTATCTACAACTTTCTACGACGAGACAATATAATCGTTCCACCAACAGAAAAGAAAAGCAAATCAGAAGCGTTTGAAGGTGCTTATGTTAAAGAACCTCAAGTAGGTAAACATGATTGGGTTGCATCGTTTGACTTGAATAGTCTGTATCCACATTTGATCATGCAATACAATCTTTCACCAGAGATGCTTGTTAATTCTGAAAATTACACAGAAGAAATGTCAAGTGTCATCAACAGTCGTGTATCAGTAGACAATCTACTGAAAAAAGAAATTGACACAACTGGATTGAACAATATAACTCTGACACCAAACGGACAGTTCTTCAGAACTGATGCACAAGGTTTTCTTCCTAAGCTGATGGCTGAGATGTATGAAGATAGAAAGAAATACAAAAAGAAATCACTTGAGGCAAAACAAGAACTTGAAAATGAGAAGAACAAATCTAAACACTTTGAGATACAGAAAAGAATAGCAAGGTTTAATAATCTACAACTTGCAAAAAAAGTATGTTTGAATTCTGCATACGGTGCGATGGGTAATGAGTTCTTTCGTTTCTATGATTTAAGAATCGCACTTGCAGTTACATCAGCAGGTCAGTTGTCAATTCGTTGGATTGAAAAGAAACTCAATGAATATATGAACAATCTATTAAAGACAACTGGAGTAGACTATGTTATTGCATCTGATACAGACTCGATTTATCTCAAGCTTGGTGGCCTTGTGGATAAAGTGTTTACGCAGACACAAACACCTGACAAAGTTATCGCCTTCATGGACAAAGTATGTGAAGATAAAATTCAACCATATATTGATCAAAGTTATCAAGAACTTGCTGAGTATGTTCATGCCTACGACCAAAAGATGCAGATGAAAAGAGAAGCTTTGGCTGATAAAGCAATCTGGACTGCAAAGAAACGATACATCATGAATGTATATAATAATGAAGGTGTGCAATATGCTGAACCTGACTTGAAAGTGATGGGTCTTGAAATGGTGAAATCATCAACACCAGCATCTATTCGTGAGAAGATGAAAGAATCAATTAAGTTAATGATGAATGGCACAGAAGAAGATGTGCAAAAATTTATTGCCGATTTCAGAGAACAATTTAAGCAATTTTCACCTGAAGAAATTTCATTTCCTCGTGGTATTCGTGGTATCAAAAAATATTCTGACTCTGTTACTTTGTATACCAAAGGAACGCCTATTCATGTTAAAGGAGCAATCATATATAATACTGCTCTCAAACAAAAAGGATTGGATAAAAAATATCCACTCATCAATGATGGAGAAAAAATCAAGTTCTCTTACTTGAAAACACCAAATCCATTCAAAGAAACAGTTATATCTTTTCCAGTAACTCTACCCAAAGAGTTTGACTTACAAAAGTATATCGATTATGATATGCAGTTCGAGAAAGCTTTTGTTGAACCAATTAAAGTCGTTCTAGATTGTATGAATTGGAATATTGAGAAGCAAAGTACACTTGAGGATTTCTTCGGATGATAATCGTCATATTAACATTATTAAATGCCATATTTTTATCTGCCGTTGCTGCATACTATTCAGTAATAGGTCTAGCAGCAATCTTTCCAGGTTCATTCTGGCCTGTCGTTTTGATGGGTTCTGTCTTAGAATCTGCAAAACTGATAACTGCATCATGGCTATATCGTAACTGGAAAACAGCACCAAAAATATTAAAGTATTATTTGACTTCTGCTGTTGCCATTCTGATGCTCATCACATCAATGGGTATCTTTGGGTATCTCTCTAAAGCACACCTTGAACATGCATCAGATATTAGTCCTGTTGCTGACAAAGTTGCAGTGCTTGATGAGAAAATACAAACTCTAAAACAGAATGTTGAATCTAATAGAAAAACACTAAAACAACTTGATGAGGCTGTTGATAATGTTATGGCTCGTTCAGATTCGGAACGAGGAGCAGAAAGATCCATTCAAATTAGAAAATCACAACAAAAAGAAAGAAATCAACTCAATGAAGAAATAACCAAAACACAAAAAGAAATTGCAAAACTAACAGAAGAAAAAGTACCTCTCACAATAGAATTACGAAAAGCTGAATCTGATTTTGGTCCTATTAAATATGTGGCTGAACTTATCTATGGATCTGGTGAAAAAGATATTATCGACAAAGCAGTAAGATTGGTAATTATTTTAATTATGATTGTATTTGATCCTCTTGCTGTGCTATTATTGATAGCAAGTAATATTTCCTTTGCGTCTTTAGAGAGAAAACCACCGAAGAAAACATATGATGAAAGAGAAAAGAACCCTGTATACCAGAGGGTACTTGAAAAAGTACAGGAAGCGAAAAGAAAGCTTGAGGAAGATCAAGATCCTCCTAATGAAGAAGTACCCAGGAAAGAAGAACCTAGACCTGAGAAAAGGTCTGATGAGATTCTACAAGTTTCTAAAGAAAATGTCATAGTCATAGACGAAGCATCTGGTGAATCAATACCACCTATCACTAAAGAACCTACGCATGAAAAGGTAGAAACGCATGTTGCTCCTGGTTTATATAAAGTTGAACATGTTGTAGCAAAAAAACTAGAACCTAAATACGATTACGATGAACCTTTAGCCTTTAAAGAAAAGGATAATAAATGAGCATATTAGATAAGATCAAAAAGAATAGCAGCATTAAAGAATCTGCTATTTTATCAAAATCAAAATTCTTTACACAGAAGGATATGATTCCCACTTCTGTACCAGCTATTAATATTGCATTAAGTGGTAAGCTAGATGGTGGATTAACTCCTGGTTTAACTATGTGGGCAGGACCATCAAAACATTTCAAAACCGCCTTCAGTCTTTTGATGGCTAAATCTTATTTGGAGAAATACAAAGATGCAGCCCTTTTATTTTATGATTCTGAGTTTGGTACTCCTCAATCTTATTTTACCTCATTCAATATTGATACCGATAGGGTGCTCCATACTCCTATTACTGATATCGAACAGTTGAAATTTGATATAATGAATCAACTAACGAATCTTGAACGAGATGATAAACTTATTATCGTTATTGATTCTATTGGTAACCTAGCGTCAAAGAAAGAAGTCGAAGATGCACTAGATCAAAAGTCTGTCGCTGATATGAGTAGAGCAAAACAAATCAAGTCTTTGTTTCGTATGGTGACACCACATCTCACTATGAAAGACATACCTATGATTGTTGTGAATCACACATATAAAGAGATTGGTATGTTCCCAAAAGACATTGTTGGTGGTGGTACAGGATCATATTATTCTGCTGATAACATCTTCATTATTGGTAGACAACAAGAAAAAGAAGGACAAGAAATTGTCGGTTATAATTTCATAATTAATGTAGAAAAGAGTAGATATGTTAAAGAAAAATCAAAGATACCTATTTCTGTATCCTTTGACGGTGGTATTAGCAAGTGGTCTGGTTTATTGGATATTGCACTCGAAAGTGGTCACGTAACAAAACCAAGTAACGGCTGGTATTCTCGTAGAGATGAAGATGGAGTGTATGAAGATAAAAAATATAGGCTGAAAGATACAGACACCAAAGATTTTTGGCTTCCTGTATTAAAACAAAAGTCCTTCCGTGAATTCATTGAAAGCAAATACTGTATTGCAAATGGAGAAATCATTTCCGATGATGAAGTGGAAGAAGTGTTTGATGTTGAAACTACAAATGGAGTGTAAAATGACAGAAGGAATAGACTATTGTTTCATCTATCCAAAAGATGATCCAGAATCAGTACACATTCGTTTACTAACTGGCAAATACGAAAATACAGTATTCAAATATGGTAAAGTAAAGTTTGAAGAAAAAAATGAGGATGTGTATTTACTTTTTGCTTATGATGTGTTAGAATCTACAATTGATACACCTAAGAAGTTGGAAAAAGATATAGACTTCAAAAATTACTTAGGTGATTTACTGGTACAAATCATGTCGGGCAATCTTGAACAGGATATTATTGATGAAACTGGAACAGACGATACTAAAGAATCTGATTTACAATGATGAGTATTTACGAAAAGTTATTCCTTTTCTAAAAGCAGAATACTTCTCAGACAGAACCGAAAGAACAATTTTTGATGAAATAATATCATTCGTATCGTCTTACAACTCTCCACCAACGATTGAAGCTATTACACTTGCCGTCAAAGAGAAGAAAAATCTTACAGATGACCAAGTGACTCAATGTGAAACGTATCTACAAGAAATTGTTGAAACTTCAAAGGAGATTTCAAAAATCGACTGGCTCCTTGACAAATCCGAGATATTTTGTCAAGAAAAAGCGATTTATAATGCCGTCTTGGCATCTATTTCTATTCTTGATGGAAAAGATAAAGCACAGGAAAAAGGAGCTATTCCCAAGATACTCGCAGACGCATTGGGTGTAGGTTTTGATACAAACATTGGACATGATTACTTAGAAAACTCTGATGAACGATATGAATTTTATCATAGGAAAGAAGAACGTATTCCGTTTGATCTTGAATACTTCAACAAAATTACAAAAGGTGGCCTTCCAGCTAAGACTCTTAATATCGCTTTGGCTGGTACCGGTGTTGGTAAGTCTCTTTTTATGTGCCATGTTGCCGCTGGCTGTATGGTACAAGGGAAGAATGTTCTCTACATCACAATGGAGATGGCAGAAGAAAAAATTGCGGAACGAATAGACGCCAATCTATTGAATGTGACCATTGATGAACTTACATCGTTGTCAAAAGAAATGTATGATAAGAAGGTGCAAAGAGTAAGAAATAACACAACAGGAAAACTTATCATCAAAGAATATCCTACCGCAGCAGCATCTACTGTACATTTTAGGACACTTCTAAATGAACTTCATCTCAAACGTAGCTTCACTCCTGACATTATTTTTATTGATTATCTTAATATTTGCGCCTCTGCAAGAATCAAAGCAGGAGCAAATGTCAACTCATACACCTACGTCAAATCCATTGCCGAAGAACTGCGAGGTCTTGCAGTTGAGTACGGAGTACCAATCGTTAGTGCTACACAGACTACAAGAAGCGGATTTACTTCATCTGATCCCGGGCTCGAGGACACAAGTGAGTCTTTTGGTCTGCCAGCAACCGCAGACTTGATGTTTGCTTTGATAACATCAGAAGAACTTGAAGCATTGAATCAGATTATGGTCAAACAATTAAAGAATCGTTATTCCGATCCTACAACACACAAGAGATTCGCTGTTGGTATTGACAAATCAAAGATGAGACTGTATGATGTTGAACAAGCGGCACAAGATGGTATTGTTGATGCGGGTAAAGTTGACGATAAACCTTTGAATTCATTTGGTGAGAGAGAACGAATGTCATCAATGAAAAAGAAGTTTGGTGGATTCAAAGTATAAATATTTGATTATAACCTAATTCCTAAAACGACATGAGTGCAGCATCAGATAAATTTGAACAAGATGTAGCAAAAGAAATCAACAAGCTACCAGGTATTAAGGCTTCTAGACCATCAGTTGGTACAGATTTCTCCGATGTTAAAGTTGAATATAAAAACATAAAGACTTGGGTTGAAGTTAAAATGTCTCATACCGACAATTTATCCAACCCTAGAGTCTATTATGAAAAAGGTCAATGGAGAACAACATACAAAACGCCTACAGCCTTTGCTGCTGTAGAAATTCTGAACAAGTCTCAAGAAGCAAAAAAATTCATTGATGCGATTTCTAAGTATTCTGGTATACCAAAAAAAGATATTAAAATTCCTACAACGAAGTCGGGATTGAAAGAACCTGGTGCAGTTCCGCTTCATGTCATGAAGTCTTTTTTTGATCAACCAGGAATCAATCGTTATATTGCGAATGACGAAAATCGTGATCTAGGTAAACTAGTAACTGAGCATTATACAGAAGGTAAAACTGAACCAGCATACTATATGCAAGCAGGAGATGATTTCTATAGAGTTTCAAACAAGAATCCTTTAGGTCTTGATACGTCAATACCTCTACTAAAAGGCTCTGGTGATTTTAAAGTCCGTGTTGCAACCCGTTCAGAATTTTATGAAGTGCAAGCCGAAATCAAAATCAAAAAAATGCCAAACAGTAAATTTTCTGTGGCACCAAAAACTAAAAAAGAAAATCCATTTATGGGAATGAAAAAATGAGTTTATCATATGATTTTGATAAAGTATTCAAAGAATACCAGAATGCTACTGATGATTTTGGGTTCTCTGCCGTATCAGAAGAAGAATACAATTCGGTAATAAACAAAACAGCAGAAACAGCAGATGATTATAAAACACGTTTGAATGAAGTAGAAAAACTTATTATACCATTCTTACAAAAGTTATATCAAACAGCAGACAAAGAATACATTTATTGGCCAAACAGAAAGCCAGTAATAGAAAAACAAATTGAGAGGATATTAAAACTCACCCGTGGATGATGTTGACCTAAAGGTATAGGAAATGTCAGACGATATCAAACCAGATTTTAAAAAATTCAAAAACAAAAAGAAGCTAACAGTACCAGAAGAATTTCTAGATAATGCAAAAAGTTATGAAGATAAACAGATGCTCGTAAGAGTATTGACAGAAAGAGAAAAAGGAAGAGTTCTATTGATAATGAAGTCACTTTTGGCTGATGCAGTAAAATCAAGAAACCGAAAATGAAACAATTACTTGAAATGCTACCCAAAATCTTAGGCATGATGCCTGAGATTGTGAAATACATAAAGTACATTCCAATAATTATGGTGTTAGCGGGTATTGGTTATGGAGTGTATTATGTAACAAAGAACTACAGAGATCCTTACGTGTGCTATGATAATGAAATCTATGAACAAATATCAATCACATCAGGTGTTTATAAATTTAAAGGTGGGTATTGCATAAGCGATAAGTGAGGTTATTATGAGTGCAGTGGTAATTATTCCGACTACTGGAGCTGATACAGTAAAACGCTCCATTGAAAGTGTTTTATCCCAAACCTATCCGACAACTTGTTATGTTGTCTGTGATGGTAATCAATTCAGAGGTAAAGTCAAAGTTATTGTTGACAACTACCTATCAAATAAAAATATTAAACTCTGTTTCTTGCCAGACAACGTAGGTGCTAATGGATTCTATGGCCATAGAGTTTATGCTGCGTTCTCCCATTTAGTTAATGAAGATTACGTTATGTTTCTGGATCAAGATTGTTGGTTTGAAGATAATCATGTTCAGTCCTGCGTGAACACAATTCAATCTAAAGAATTAGATTGGACGTATTCTTTGAGAAAAATTACCGACAAAGATGGAAACTTCTATTGTAATGATGACTGTGAAAGTCTTGGTAAATGGATAGCATGGACAAATACACACCATATTGACACAAATAGTTATTGCGTTCGTCGTGAAATCCTGATAAGATTAGCATCTACGTTGCATGGTGGGTGGGGTCAAGATAGAGTGTTCTTCAATACAATAGCAACCAACTTTCAGAAGTGGGATTGTACAAGAAGATACACAGTCAACTACAGAGTTGATGGTAATGCAGGTTCTGTGACAAAAGGATTCTTTGATCAAGGTAATAAAGTGATGCATGATTTTTATAAAGGAAAACTTCCTTGGCAAGACAATTGATAGTAGGTAAAACTAGTTTTATTGGTAATGAACTAGCTAAACTGAAAAATTTTGATATTGTAGCATACAAAGATATTCATCATGTTGACTTTTCTCAATATGATGGCGTTATCAATTGTGCATTGAATCCTGTGTTTAAAACTCAAACATATGATGAAAAAATTGATGTTGATTATGAGATAGCAAAACTTGCGTATGAAAATAATTGCCATTATGCAATGATTTCAACCAGAAAGGTTTATGGATCATCATCAGAACTGAAAACATATACAGAAGAAAGTCCTACAAATCCATTTGACTTCTATAGTGAAAACAAATTGATTTGTGAGAATAAAATTCTAAATGAGTTTGGGGATAAAGCAGTCATAGTCAGAGGATCTAATTTGTTTGGATTTGAATTGGGTAGGCAATCTTTCATGGGCTTCTGTATGGATCAATTGAAGCACAGTGAAAAGATTGTATTTTCAATTACAGTTCATCATAGACAACACAAAACTAATCAAACAGCTCAAACTTATTTCTCACCCATTTTATATCACAGGTATCATTGAAAATTTAGGAGAAGAATTGTGCAAGATATGATCATTAGTGCCGTGTCGGAATACAAGTACGACAGAATGAAACATTGGGTGAACTCAATCAAGAAGTGCGGATTTAAAGGTAGAATCGCAGTCGTTGCATTTAATATCACAGACAATACAATTAGGAAACTAAAATATGAAGGTGTTGAGGTTTACTTAACAACAAATCAAAGAAACGAAAAAGATGATGGATACTTGTACGCAAACGGAATAACTTATCACGTACCAATGCTTAGACATTATTTTTATTGGGCAATATTGTCTCAAATGAAAGACATTCGTTATGTCATTTCTACAGATATATCTGATGTTGTATTTCAACTAGATCCTTCTGTGTGGTTAGAAAATCATCTCGGCGATAAAAAATTAAATTATGGATGTGAAGGTCTATTGTACAAAGACGAAACATGGGGAAATCAAAACATGATGGAATGTTTTCCTCAACTATATCATCACATGAAGGACAGACCGATCTACAATGCCGGATCAATGGCTGGCGAGTTTGAGATGTTTAAAAACTTTTCATTAGCTGTTTCTTTGGCTATTAACAATATTCCACATCCAACTCCAGATCAAGCTGGTGTTAATGCTATGTTATCAATCGAACCATATCACTCACTTACCAAGTTCAATGACCACGATACAAATTGGGCATGTGAATGTGGGACTACTGTAGACCCAAATAAAATAGAACGATTCAGACCCCATCTATTGAGTCCTGAGCCTATCTTTGATGGGGAGTATGTGTATACAAGTAAAGGCGAGAAATATGTAATGGTACACCAATATAATAGAGTGCCAGAATGGAAAGAAAAGATTGAGAAAAAATATGGATAATGATATTTCAGTAGTTACAGCATTCTATGATATTGGTAGAGGTAATCTACCAAAAGTAAAACATGGTAGAGAGTTACCATTCTATCAGCATAGAAGTGTAAATCAATATTTTGATTTTTTCAGTAACCTAGCTAAACTTCAAAACGAAATGGTGATTTACACAACACCCGATTTTGAAGATAAAGTTAAAACTATCAGAAAAAATGTTGGGTTGGAAGAACTGACGAAAGTTGTTATTGCAGATTCATACCTACCTGAAAGATATGAACTAATTAAACCTATGGTTCAAAAGGTAATGGATGATCCCGCATATTATGGTAAAGTGGTGAATCCTCAACTGATTGAATATTGGCATGCCGATTATGTTCTTGTCAATATTTTTAAAGCCTGGTATGTTACTGATGCAATTGAGAAAGGTCTGATAAGTAATGATCTTACTGCATGGATAGATTTTGGTTATGTTCGTGATGATAAAACAATACCAGCATCAAATCGTTGGACTTATAATTTTGATCGTGAGAAAATTCATTTCTTCAATCAATATACTATACACAAAGAAAGACCGATTGACAATATAATCTATACAGGTGATGTTTACATTCAAGGATGTCATATTGTAGCAGGAACAAAGAAATGGGAACTTCTTAAGCAATTGGTTCTCAAAAATCTAGAAGTTCTATTACAAAATAATTTAATTGATGATGATCAAACATTATTGCTCATGTCGTATCTGACAAGCCCACAAGATTTTCAGTTACATATTGCTGATCCAAACGATTGGTTTAGAATCTTTAGAATATTTAATGATCAAATATGATTAAAATATATTCGCCAAGAATTCATAATCTGGGAGATTTTATGCATTGTCTCCCAGCATTATCGGGTCTACATAAAAAACTAAAGTATAAATTCTCATTTGTCATTTGTGATAGGCTAGAAAGATTTGTTGGTATAAAAGAATTATTGATGCAGCAAGAGATGTTTGCTGAAGTAAAATTCATGCATGAAGAAACTATGATTGCTGAAAGATATATTCTATTGGATGATATTGGTGAGGAGAAACAACATGGTAACAGTCCAATAGCATGTCATAGATTTTATAATTTCATCAGAGATAATTACAAAATAGATTTTGATATTGATGATGATTTTGAATTAAAAGTGCCAAAACTAGATATAGACTTTCAAACAGACAAGTTAATCATTGGTGATAGATGGTCATCTAGAGATGCACCAGATGTTGATACTAGAAGATATTCTAATCTTATAGAAAGTGCAGAAATTGTACCAAAAGAAAAAGCATTATATCTTGACTATAAAAAAGATTTAATATATAATTGTTCTCTAATTAAGCATAATCCAAATCCATTTATTACCACATTTACTGGAATAGGTATTGTTGCCGATTTGATGAAAAAAGATTGTTACATTTTGTGGGATGAAGATATACGAAACTGGCAAGGTTGGGGTGTAGAACAAGATTATAAACTACACTACTATCAAGATAGAAAATCAAAACTTGTTTATATAAGAGATTTTAAGTATGATAATTAATGTTCCTTTAGGCGCATTTGGTGGCCCTCTCAGAAATGGTGATATTGTTGCTGTAGCAAATGTCGTTGAATATCTTAGAAAAGTAGAAGATAAAAATATAAAATTCCATCTTTTACCTAACTCTGTGTCATCAGCAGATTACTGTCAGAAATTTTTAAAGTTTATGTTAGAGAATACAGATTATTTCTCTGATAACGCAGGTGAAAAAGAACTTTCATGGAAAAATATTAATCTTTGGGATTTTAGAGGATTATCTGGTGATTTAGTGAGAATCCCAAATAATAAAAAGCAAGAAAAGAAGATAGTTATCTGTCCTTTATTTAATGCCCAATACAACACATACAGAAATTGGCCAAAACATATTTTTGAAAAAATGCTTGAGAGATTTAAGAGCGAAGCATATTCGGATTATAGAAAAATCATTTGTACAGAAGAAACTATAGGCCACATTGATGGGTGGGAAGAATCTACAGATTTTCTAGAAAATTTAGATCACATAATGACAAGTGAAATATTCTTTGGGGGTGATACTGGAACTAGTCACTTTGTTGGTGCATTAGAAAGTGGACCAGGTGAAATATTATATTTCTATTCTGGTCATGGTCTTATTCACACAACTCCTTTCTACTCTACCTTAGGAAAAGGAAGAGTCATTCAGTACTGGCATAACTTTGAACAAGCAACTTGGAGTTAATATGAGAATTAAATTATTCAGTCACATGGTTGACATTGGTTGTGGAAAAGATATTACAGTAGAACAAACAGAGCTACTAGAAAAAACAGGTTTGCTTGATGCTGTTGAACACGCATATTTCTTTGCACACTAAGAATATTGTCATGAAAACGATGAAGAATTTTATGTTTGCTTCATGACACACAAAGGAGCAAGTCATGGTCCTGGTGGTCATCAAAACTGGCGAAGATACATGCAATACTGGAATATAGAAAAATGGAGAGACTGTGTTGCAAAGCTTGATGAAGGTTATGATATGTGTGGTGCTGCATTCTTAAATAATCCTCCACATCCCTTTTATGCAGGTAATTTTTTCTGGGCAAAAGCATCATATCTAAGGAAGTGTCGTAGACTAAAAACTCCACCAGAAAATATGTTCAAGCCACAATTTGAAGAACAACCACACCATCGTTTTGATCTTGAATGTTGGCATGGTAGTGGTGCACCTAATGCATATGATATGCATCCTGGAGAAACAAATCGATGGTATTTACCTCCAGAAACATACCGAGATGATATGGAAGAAACCTTTACTTACAGAACAGTATGAACGATACGGCAATCATAGTTACCTCTTATTGTGGAGGTAATTTTCAAGAAGAAAAAAGAAAAATGACTAAGACAATCTGTAAAATGTTGTCTGAAAAAGGTCATTATGTTATTCTTACTACACACTCACCTGTAGACGTTGATACACAAAATTATTGTGATGTATTTGTTTATGATAAAGACAATAGATTTTCTTTTGATGACGTTCCACAAAGAACGACAAATCATGGTGTCGCAGAGTTGACACTTATGAGAAATGCAGTAAAATTAATACCTGAAAATTTCAAATATCTACTGAAGATGGCATATGATAATAAGCCAGATTTAGATTATCATGATATCATACAGAAGTGTAAAGAAACTAATAAGAAAGCGGTCACAGCAAAATGGGGTAACGATATTACGTTAGGAACTCAGATGTATTTTTCTGAGATTGCATTCTTTAGAGAAACATTATCAATGAATGAATTATGGCGATGCGAAAAAGACTTAGAATATGTTTGGTATGATTCTGTAAAAGATAAAAACTTATTAGATCAAGTGCATGTACTAGACCTATACAGAAACTTCTTTGGCCATGATGTTCTTCAATATGCTCATGCAGCAGGAACTTTTGTAGATCACTATCCATATGATTAGTTTAACTTGTATTGATGCCTTAGATTACGAACCAACAATTCGTGCAATACGAAGCACGATCAAGTGTATTCCTATAAGCAGAGTATATTGGTTTAGTGATGTTAATCTAATCTCGGATGAGTTTCCTGTAACTTGGATAAAAATAAACAAATTCAAACGATATACTGATGAATATAATTTTATAACCTTGAAATTAGTACCTCATGTTGTTACTGAACCATACAACATAATAATTCATGCTGATGGATTTGCTGTAAATCGGAGTGCATGGGATGAACAATTCTTAAATTATGATTATATTGGCGCCAGATGGAATAATGGCATGGTAGGTAATGGTGGATTCTGTCTGAGAAGTAGAAAACTATACGATGCTTTACTGAATCTAGATGTTAAGTACAAAACATCAGATTATTCACAAGAAGTAATAGATAATTCGGAGCACTATGTGTTTGATGCATATGGTGATAAAGTGATTCCTGAAGATAATATTATCTGCAAGATACATAGAAAAGAACTTGAAGAAAATTATGGTATTAAATTTGCTGAAGGTGACATTGTAGACAAATTTAGCATAGAACATAATACGTCATCTTCTTGGTTAGGTAGAAGTTTAGGATTTCATGGTAAACATGGAATAGCAAAACATTATGGAGTTGAGTTATGATATGGAGAAATTAAATGACACCAAATGAAATGATTGAAGCACTATCAAAATCAGTGCAACCAAAGTATGTGAAAAATTATGATAATTATCAAGAAGGCCAGTTTGTGCAGTATTCTGGTCAACTTTGGGATCATAACGAAATACGAGTAGCACTAGACGCACTTCTAAATGGTGCATGGATTGTTTCTGGAGAAAAAGTATCTGAATTTCAAGATGCTTTTAGTAAAAGATTCAATGTCAAATATTCCCATATGGTGAACTCAGGTAGTTCAGCAAATCTTGTGATGGTGACTGCTGCTAAAAAATATTACAAGTGGCAAGACGGCGATGAGATTATTGTTTCTCCTGTCGGGTTCCCAACAACTATTGCACCTATTATTCAAAATGGAATGAAACCAGTTTTCATTGACATTGAACTTGAAACATTAAATTTTGATGTTAGTAAAATTGAAGAAAAGATCAATTCAAAAACAAGAGCAATTTTTGTATCTCCTGTTTTGGGTAATCCTACAAACATGGATGTGATTGTTGACATATGCAATAAACATGGTCTTACTTTACTTGGTGATAACTGTGATTCGCTAGGCTCACTTTGGAATGGAAGATTAATTACAGACTACTATGATACATGGACAACATCATTCTATCCTGCTCACCATATTAGCACAGGTGAAGGTGGTATGGTATGTTCAGATAACGAAGATTTCATCAAAGAAGCAAGAAGCATTTCATGGTGGGGTAGAGATTGCTACTGTGTAGGATCAAACAATCTATTAGAATGTGGCACTTGTGGTAAACGATTTGACAATTGGCTTGAGAATTACGATGGTATTATTGATCACAAATATCTGTTTACAAACATCGGATATAATCTAAAACCTCTTGATCTTCAAGGTGCTATTGGTCTTGAGCAATTGAAAAAGTTTGATATGCTTGAAAGTAAACGCAGAGAATATAAAGAAACTATTCAAAAATACATTGAAGATAATATCCCTGGTGCAAGAGTTATTAATGCTACAGAAAACTCAGATCCTTCTTGGTTTGGTGTTCCCATCTATTGCGAATCACAAGAGATGAAAGAGTTGCTAGTATCTCATTTTGAATCCAATAAAGTTCAAACTAGAAACTACTTTAGCGGGAATATTCTTTTACATCCAGGATACAAACATCTAGATGATTATAAGAATTATCCCAATTCGAATCTAGCTTTAAGTAATGTATTCTTTATCGGTTGCTCTCCTCTATACAACGAAAAGATTTTGAACTATATTGAGAAGGTATGTCAAAAATGGTAAACGTTCTTGGTGCTGGATTTGTTGGTGGTAGATATGCTGAACTAACTAAAAATGTAATTGTCAATGATAGAAATGATTATGAAGTGAAATCAAATGAAGTTCTTTATTTCATCTCTACAATTGACAATTATAATGTATTCACAAATCCATATATTGACATTGAAACAAATCTAACAACATTGATAAAGACTTTAGAATCATGTAAAGACAAAGATGTTACTTTCAATTTCATTAGTTCTTGGTTTGTATATGGAAATGTAGATTTGCCGGCAAAAGAATCTGCTTATTGTGATCCGAAAGGATTCTACAGCATAACCAAACGAACAGCAGAGCAACTTCTCATTTCATATTGTGAAACGTTCAACATTAAGTACAGGATTCTCAGACTAGCAAACGTTTTAGGAGAATCTGACCACAAGGTATCTAAAAAGAAGAATGCTCTGCAATACATGATCAATGAACTGAAAGCAGGAAACACAGTTTCGTTGTATGATGGTGGTGAAGCATATAGAGACTATATCTATGTTGACGATGCGGTTCGTGCTATTAATCTAGTATTGCAAAAAGGAAAAGTCAACGAAATCTATAATATTGGTAATGGCGTTCCAGTCAGGCTGGTAGATGCTATTAACTATGCTGCCACAAAGTTGAGTTCATCATCTAATGTGGAAACTATTGAAACCGCAGCATTTCATAAGGTGGTACAAACCACAAACATGGTCCTTGATATTACCAAAATTAAGAGTCTGGGCTATGTACAAACTAAGTCAGTTTATGATATTATGGACAAATTAATCGTATAAATACTCAATAGGTAATCACAGGGTATTGCCATTTGAGGAATCAATGCAAAAATTCAAGACTTTTCTAAAAGAAGAAACTACAGAACCGGAAGGCGAAAAACTCAAGCACATTGAGCATCTAGAGGACCATCCTATCAACGATGGAGCCAAAGGCTTTGAACATGCCGTTGGTGCTCTAGATCAAGCCCACAATCATATTATTGCTGGTGCCCACGATTCAACATTGACCATGAAGCATGATGGTTCACCATCTATTGTATATGGTCATCATCCAGAAACTGGCAAGTTTTTCGTTGCTTCTAAGTCTGCATTTAACAAAAACCCAAAGATTAATTATACAGAAAAAGACATTCAACAGAATCATGGTCACGCACCAGGTCTAGTTGAAAAACTCAAATCTGCATTGCAGCACTTACCAAAGATAACACCAAAACAAGGTGTTTATCAAGGTGATGTTTTATTCTCAGATAAAGACAAGAAAAAGGAAGGAGACAAATACGCCTTCACACCAAATGTCATCAAATATTCTGCGAAAAAAGGCACACCAGAACACGACAAAATAAAAAAAGCAAAATTTGGTATATACAATCATACTGAATATGTCGGTCCCACAGCAAAGGCTATGACTGCAAACTATAGTCCAGACCTATCTAATTTCACAGAGCATCCTGATGTTTATCATAGACTTCCTGGTCATGATACGTCAAAAGTTGTAATGACTAAGACTGCTCACGGTGAATATGCAAAGCATGTTGCTGCCGCACAAAAAGTACACGATAAAAATCCTCATATGTATCACTCTATTGATCCAGTTAGAGAGCATATGAAAACATATATAAATTCAACGGTTGATACACAAGAGAAGCCAACAGTTGCAGGTCTACAGAAGCACATAGAAAACAAACTGACAAAAGAAATAGATAAGAAAAAAACTGATGCTGGTAAGAAGAAGTATCAAGATCAATTATCCGACTTGATTCAGCATACAAACGTGCATAAGAAAAACCTTGAAGATGTTTTTGCTGTACATCATCACTTACAGAATGCAAAGAATGTTTTAGTTCATACACTAGCACAACATACTGGTGGATTAGAACATGAAATCAAAGGACAGTCAGTAAAACCAGAAGGCTTCGTCGTAAATCACGAAGGTACAGTTTCTAAACTAAACGACAGGAACGAATTCAATAGATTGAATCGTCTAGCAAGAGCAAAATGAAAAGATTCTCACAACTAGTAGAAGAACAACAAAAAAAACTTACGATGTTGTTTGGTCGTATGAATCCTCCAACAAAAGGTCATGAGGAGAATGTTGAGGGTCTAAAGAAAACAGCAGAGAAAGAGAATTCAGACCATTTGGTCATTGCATCTCACTCACAGGATGCTAAGAAGAATCCTCTATCTCCAGATACCAAACTGAAGCATCTTAAAAGAGCATTCCCTGGTACAAATATTATAACATCAAGTAAAGAGAAGCCTACAATTATGCATCATGCTGCTGATGCTCATGCTAAAGGTTATACTCATCTTCATGTTATTGCGGGTGCAGATAGAGTGGATGAATACAAAAGACTACTTCATCATTATAATGGTAAGACTCATGATGATGCGGGTAGACCATATAAACACGGGTCTTTCAATTTCAAAAAGATAACAGTATCATCGTCAGGTGAAAGAACGAAAGGTGTTTCTGGAACTGATATGCGTAATCATGCACAGAACAATGATTACAAATCATTCAAGAGTAATCTTTCTTCACACATGCAACAAAATGATAAACATGCTAAAGAACTATTCAATGATGTTCGTAAAGGAATGGGTTTACATGAAGATGTAAATCGTGGTATGTTCAAAGCGATCTTTATTACTGGTGGTCCTGGTTCCGGTAAAGACATTATCATTCGTGAAGGTATTGCAGAACAAAGAGCAGTAGAGTTAAGCACAGTTCAAGCCTTTGACTATTTGATGGATAAAAAGAGACTGTCAGAAAGTAGCAAAGATTTTCGTAGAGAAGCTATTCGCCATCGTAGTCCGCTGGTCATCAACGGATCAGCAGACAATATTGATATTGTTTGCACCATCAGAGAAGAATTAGAGGAACTTGGGTAT